TGGACACCATGGCCGACCTCATACGCCGGGTAAACGAAACAGGCAACACCCTGGTACTGGTAGACAGAGTTGTCGCCGGCAATGAATTGGTTGCACGACTGGGAGACAAAGCAGTGTTTGTATCGGGCGCAACAAAAGGAACAAAAAGGCAAGAAGAATATGATCAAATTGCAGACTCAACAGACAAAATCATTGTGGCCACTTACGGTGTGGCAGCGGTTGGAATTAACATACCGCGAATTTTTAATCTCGTGCTTATTGAGCCCGGTAAGAGCTTTGTTAGGGTTATCCAAAGTATTGGTAGGGGCATCCGAAAAGCAGAAGACAAAGATCATGTGCAAATTTGGGACATTACCTCAACCTGCAAGTTTGCCAAGCGACACTTGACCAAACGCAAGCAGTTCTACCGGGAAGCCAACTATCCTTTTTCAGCAGAGAAACTAGAGTGGATGAAGATTGCTTGACTTTTCAATCACAATCCTGTAACATACAACTATGCGAATACTAACACTGGACAATACCTACTACGATCTAAATCACTTGCCTGAAGAAGTTGATGACATGCGTTTTGCCATACTGGATAATTCTAACCCAGCAGACCCCGATTATCATTTTATTCCGCTAATCTTCTTAGAATCGTTCAATGCACCTGCCCTGGTATTGCGTATAGGAACACAAACTCTCAAGATGCCCATGGACTGGCAGATCTTGATTGGTGAACCCGATGTTGGTGACCTGGAAGTGCTACCGTTGACTTCGATCAATGATAGAGGCTTCAAGGTATTCCAATTCAACCCACTCAGCAGTTACAGACCCAGTTTCCCCGACATCGAAATCCTAGATGTGTATCATGAAGTCAACTGGTACGCACCCAAACTCAAGAACGGTCAGATGTTGGCCGTACCCTTGAACGATGACGCTGAACCTGACTGTGTGTACTTTGTGAAAGATGTCAGTCGCAACTGTGAAATTGTCAACTACAATCTGGCCTGGTAATGTCGCAACTCAAACCTGACACCAAGTACATATACGAACGTGCCAATGGTGTGGTTTATGCTCGGGAGTTTGGCGCTGATCCAGGTAATCGAACAGTAGTAGGATATGATTATGATCCTATCACAGGACAAAAGATACCACATCAATGGGATTCAAGAACAAACGACGGCAGACCTTTACACGATCACATTATGGAAGACAAGATGTGGACTGAGATCCGGCGTGCCGCAAAGACCAATCCCACTTTACAAGATTCACTGGATCATGCTATAATGATCTACCGACTGACCAAGACTGATGAGTGATAAACTGAACATTGCCAACGAGATGCGTATGTTTGACCGCAAGGTCAGAACATTCTACGACGACTTGACCCCAGAAGAGCGCAAGAAGTTTTCAAACTATCTCATGATACGTTGGGGATCAGCAGTAGAAGGTTCAAGAGAATTACAAGAGTTCTATGTTATCAGTTGCAATGAGCGCCTGAACAAACACTTCTTTGATGTGAGTAAGCATCCTAAACTACACTGGCTCATGGCCACAAGCGTAAGTCCAGGTATGGGCACACCACGACATCCTTGGATAGCGCCCAAGAAAAAAGAAGCAGGACTCAGTGCCAAACGCAAAGCACTGATAGCAATGTATCCCACCTACAAAGATGACGAGATAGACGTCATGTGTGAGATCACAACACAAAAAGAAATTGACACATACAACCGTGCCGCTGGTAATGACAAAAAATGATTGAACATGTGGTTGTCAACGGGTGTAGCTATATGGAAAGTTATGCCCACGGCGGCGGCCACATTGACCTAGCCCGACGTCTAGGATTTATAGGCAAATTTAATATACCACAAGCATCTACCTTGGCCATCGGGGGTAGTGCCAACAGCAGAATACTGCGCACCACTCTCAAACACAGTCATCAAGCAACTCAGCCTATGTTTTATGTGCTGGGCATGACATTTGTGTCAAGACTTGAAATACCAATTTGCGAACCAGAAAATGAATTTGAAGGTAGATGGGTCAACCCTCAAAATCAAGAGTTTAAGTCACGCTGGCAACATGGCTGGGCACAAGAAGACTCAGATCAGTTTGTAAAAATCAAACTCAAGAGTGAAGTGTTTAGCATTTTAGATCGCACTGAAGATTTAATGTATCGTATGCTTGCAACAATTACTGATTTGCAAAGCCGTGGGCATCGAGTGTTGATGTTTCAGCAAGCAGATAACTTGTACCAGGACCATTTAGATAATCCTAGACTAAAATTGTTTCAACGTCCCGAAATCATCAACGATTTCGAGTGGCGAGCTATTGCCTGGCAGCATGAACAAAAGGTTCAGCCCACGAATTATGCCCCGGGGTCACAGTATGTGCCAGCAGATATGACACATCCAGCAAGCGGGCATCATGCTTTGATTAACGACTATTTGACAAACTACATCCAAGAGCATAAAGTATTAGCATGAGCTTTGTGTGCGAGTATTGCAAAAAAACTTTTATTAAAGAAACTTCACTGTTGGTGCATTCCTGTGAGCCCAAGCGCAGAAGACTGGCTCGAGACGAAGCAGGTGTACGCATAGGCTTCCAAGCCTACATCCGATTCTATGAAACCATGCAAGGCTCGGCCCGAAACAAAACACATGATGACTTTTGTGACTCACCTTATTATCGAGCGTTTGTCAAGTTTGGCAACTATTGTGTAAACACACATGTGATTGCGCCCGCACGTTTTATGACCTGGTTGCTGAAAGCACAAAAGAAAATTGATCATTGGTGCAGTGACAAAATCTACACAGAGTACTTGATAGAATACCTGCGTGTGGAAGCAGTAGATGATGCCTTGGCTCGAGCAATAGAGCACAGCATACGTTGGGCAGAAGAAACTGGCAATCCCCCACATGATTGGATGCGTTATGGCAATACCAATAGTTTATGTTATGCTGTCACAGCCGGACGTATAAGTCCTTGGGTGATTTACAACAGTGAATCAGGACAAAAGTTCCTGAGTGAACTGAGTACAGAGCAAGTGGCCATGGTGTGGCCCTACATTGATTCAGACGCTTGGCAAAAGAAGTTTGTAAACTACCCAGCAGACCAAGAGTATGTGAAAGATATATTAAACAAGGCAGGATGGTAATATGATCAAAAACATAAATGGCGGCAATGGAATAACAATCAACAATAATTATTCTTCTTCCTGGCCCAGTTTTTACAACACACCTTCTGGCAATTCTTTAGTAGGGCAAATGCGCTACAACGGAAGCAGTCAATGCATAGAAGTTTATGATGGCAACAGTTGGTTAATGATGAATAGCGCATATCCCACAGTTGAACTCACAGGCGAGGTGCAGGCTATACTAAACTGGGCTAGAGAAAAAATACATGAAGAAAATCGTATCAAAGAACTTGCGGCCAAACACCCAAGTGTAGAAAATGCATTAGAAGCAGTAGCAAAGGCTGAAGAACAAGTTCGAATTGTGGCCGCATTGGTGGATACCGAATGAGCGCAGACATTGATTTAGACTTTGCCAACAGAGAAGACATACTGAAACTTATTCAGCATGTGCCTGCACGACAAAGCAACGGAAGAAAGCACAACTCGGGTGTGTATGTCACAGACATTCCTTGGGATCCTGTTAATCAATGTGCCGCAATAGATTACGAAGAAGCAGAACAGCGTGGGTATTTTAAACTGGACTTCTTGAACATGAGTGTGTATCAGTTGGTCCGAGATCCTGCACACTATGAAGCCATGCTCACAGCCACGCCACCTTGGGAAAGACTGTGGACAGATCATGCCTGGGCTAGTCAACTGGTACACGTGGGCAATTACACAGATTTGCTACGGGTGATGAAACCGGATTCAATCCCCAGGATGGCTGCTTTTATATCCATTATACGCCCTGGCAAGGCACACTTACAGACTCGTCCTTGGGATGAGGTATTTGCGTCAGTATGGGACGGGGACGAATCAAAAGGCTACACATTCAAAAAAAGTCATAGTATTTCTTACGCGGCCTTGGTGGCACTACACATGAATTTGATTAATCAAGACGCCGTACCAGCGTAATTGACTTTCGCTTGCCTTTTCTGCGCACTATGTCCAACAAACTGCAAGCAGGCCCATGCAGAATTTCAAGATCTTTGTTGACAAAAGTTCGCAAGGTATAACGAAACTGATTCCAATCTCCTCTTAAAAACACATTTATAGGAATTGATCTGTTGCTTTCCCACCACCAGGTGTTGGCCAGTTCTAAAAACACCAGTTTAGAATCTTGATCTGTCACTGCCCCGAAGTCGTAGATGGTGGTCACAACGTCATCTCTGTTCTGCACTACTCCCACATATTCTGCATTGGCATACAAGCACAATGTGATGAAAGGATATTTTTCTGTCAATTTGTCAAAAATGTTGTTTCCCATTGCGGTTATTTATGGACAGCAGTTTTTGGATAAACTAAATATAACATGTATTCCACTACCGCCTATCTATATCAACAACTTGTACGAGTACTTTTGGTAGACACCAGTGGTGGGTATTTTACAGCGAGGTACGATCCTGTGTACGCAAAACAACTGACAATAAACAAGGGAGTGGACAATGTTCTACTCTTTGAATTCATAAATCAAGACCAGAAACCGGTGAACATTGCAGGTTCTAGTTTTGTCTTTCGTGTGGTAAATCAAGCAGGCGATGAACTCCTGATTACCAAAGACATGGAAATCTTGAGTTCAGCACTGGGCAGAGTCAAAGTGGTGTTGGATTCTACAGATACTATCAATATTCAAGCACAGCCGGCCAGCTACAGCATACAACGTAGTGCTGGTAACTATGTGCAGGCAGTGTATGTGGATGCCAACTCGCAAGCTCGTGCTGATTGTAACATAGTAGACAGCATATTTCCACAGTTTGTGCCCAGTGCTGAGTGTACAGTGCCGGACACGTATGGCAAAAACAACTTTGTGGGCACCGCTCCCACACAATATCCTGACTGGGCACTCACACCACAACCACAGAACTCTATTCAACAAACTGAATTCTACAGCAGCCACATGCCCACCAATGGTGCCAGCCTGACCACAGTAAAGTTTGATCTAGATACCTACACCGGCACAGTGAAAGTGCAGGCTGCAGACAACTATGAGTCAGTTTGGTATGATGTTACCGAAACCAGACAGTACCTGAGTGAAACAGTGACTGATTATTTCAACGTGATTGGTTTTCACCCCCTGTTGCGATTGGCCTTGAACAATTCTATTGGATACGGAGCCTCGGGCAATGTACAGGTCACCAACGGAGTGGTCACTGGTATAAGCATCACCAACGCAGGTTATTATTACGTGGCTGCACCCAGCATTCAAATTCTCGGCACAGGATCTGGCGCCGTTGCAACCTGTACTATTGGTGACAACAGCCAAATTTCTGGAGTGACCATTGTGAATGGTGGTTCGGGGTACTTGCCAATTCAATTCCAGGGGTCAATTGCCGCAACAGCAATTTTCACAAACGGCAAGATCGAAAACGTTCAATATCGTTGATCTAGTGTAACTAATCTGTTATAATCAACAGATGCTAGATATCCTTGCCTACCTACCTGCAAAAAGAAAACCCAGTCCACAGGGCTGGCTGAGTTTCAATGCGGTATGTTGCACCCATAATGGCAACAGCCCAGACCGACGTGGGCGTGGTGGCATCAAGGCGACCGAATCAGGCTGGAGTTATCACTGCTTCAACTGCTCATACACAGCCAGTTTCATTCTGGGACGCACAGTCAGTTTCAAAGCCAGACGATTACTAGGGTGGATGGGTGTGCCAGATAACGAGATTGACATGCTCAATCTTGAAAGTCTGCGGCATCGTAGCATACACGGCATCTTGGAAGATCGGCAACGAGTATTCAATGCGTTGAGTGCTATTGAATTTGAAGACTCAGATGACTTTCCTCCGTTCACGGAAGTGGTCACACCTGAGCATCCACTTTTCTGGGATTACATACGCCGGCGCGGCGTGCCCGAAGACTTTCCCATAATGACTTCTATCAAAACTGATGGTGTTCATTGGACAAGGCCGTTTGTGCTGGTACCGTTCACATATGATAATCGAGTGATAGGCTGGTGTGCTAGATTCCTGGATGACAAACAGCCCCGGTATATCAATCACTCGCAACCGGGTTACGTGTTTGGCACAGACTTGCAATGTGCTGATTGGCAACATGTACTGGTGATGGAAGGTATCTTTGATGCACTCTCAATCGGTGGACTTGCGGTCATGCATAACACCATCAGTGATGCACAAGCAAGATTGATTCGCAGTCTAGGACGTGAAGTAACTGTGGTGCCAGATCAAGACACAGCCGGTGTGGAATTGATTGATCGTGCTGTGGAACTGGGCTGGGCAGTGAGCATACCTGAATGGCCGGCGGGTTGTAAAGATGTTAATGACGCTGTGATAAAACTAGGACGACTAGGAGCCTTGCTAACTATTATGCAAGCACGAGAAACCAGCCGAATCAAAATAGAAATAAGGAAAAAACAACTTGTTAAAAGAATACGGACTTGACGTCCAACGACTATTTCTAGAAATGATGCTGGAAGACGCCACAAGTTATGTGCGTGTTCAAAACATCTACAACCCGCAGAACTTTGACCGAAGTCTAAGGCCAGCGGCGGAGTTTATTAAAGAACACTCAGACAAACACAAGACCATGCCTGACAGGATGCAAATAAGTGCAACCACAGGCGTCAAACTTGCCGCAGTGCCAGATTTGAATGAAGGCCACTTTGACTGGTTCATGGGCGAGTTTGAAGCATTTACTCGACGTCAAGAACTTGAACGTGCAATTTTAAAATCAGCAGACTTGTTGGAAAAGGGCGAGTTTGAACCAGTTGAAAAACTTATCAAAGATGCAGTACAGATATCACTTACTAAAGACATGGGCACGGATTACTTTGCTGATCCTAAGGCTCGCATTGAGAAATACTTTAACTCGGGCGGGCAAGTAACAACAGGCTGGCCACAACTGGATAGATTGTTGTATGGCGGATTCAGTAGGGGCGAACTAAACATCTTTGCCGGTGGATCAGGTTCTGGCAAGAGCTTGGTTATGATGAACATTGCACTGAACTGGTTGCAACAAGGATTGAGTGGCGTTTACATCACACTGGAACTTTCAGAAGAACTCACAAGTTTGCGAACAGATGCCATGTTGACCAACATGAGCACCAAAGACATTCGCAAAGATATTGATACAACTGAACTCAAAGTTAAACTTGTGGCTAAAAAGAGCGGCAACTATCAGGTCAAAGGACTGCCGGCACAAAGCAACATCAATGATATTCGTGCGTATTTGAAAGAGTATCAAATTCAAACAGGCAAGAAGGTAGACTTTGTGATGATTGACTACTTGGACTTGCTGATGCCTGTGAGTGCCAAGGTCTCGCCCAACGACTTGTTTGTGAAAGACAAGTATGTGAGTGAAGAACTGCGTAACTTGGCCAAAGAGTTGGCAGTACTAATGGTCACTGCTTCGCAGTTGAACCGTAGTGCAGTAGAGGAAATAGAATTTGATCATAGCCATATTTCGGGTGGTATCTCTAAGATTAATACTGCCGACAACGTGTTTGGTATCTTTACAAGTCGTGCCATGAAAGAGCGTGGCAAGTATCAGATCCAGTGTATGAAATCGCGTAGTTCAACAGGTGTTGGTCAAAAGATTGACCTGGAGTACAACATTGAAACCATGCGCATTACTGATGAAGGCGGTGACGAAGGAACTGGATACAACAAACCTCAAAGCTCTATTATGGACTCAATCAAGGCCAAGAGCCAACTTAGGACTGCTGACCCTGAAACAACGGATAGTGCATCTACCAAGTGGGAAAAGCCAACAGGAACACACGCTTGGGATTATCAACCAGGTGGCAAAGAATTAAAACCTGAAATTGCAGAAAAAGTCACAGCAGATGTGCAAAGTGCAAAATTAAAACAGTTACTAGGACAAATTAAATCTCAATGACATGCATTGACATTTTTAAAAATATAAACATTGTTGCTCGGCAAAATGCATTAGCAATTTCACCTTGTTGTATATCTCCTATACGCTCAGCTGAAGTAGTTGATTTTTTAAACAACGAATATCTTGTTAGCCTTCGCAATGAGGCATCTACTGGACAGTTACCAACAGCTTGTAGTAGTTGTAAAAATGCCGAAGCTGCTGGACTAACAAGCCGTCGGCAAGGTAGTAACTCTTGGTATAAAGACCACGACCTTGACAATAATAAGGTTGAGCTAGTTCGTATGGATTACTGGACCGGTGACACCTGTAATTTGGCCTGTGTAATATGCGGACCGGATAACAGTAGTGTGTGGAAGCAAGAACTTGGACTACCTATAGAATTACAAAAGTCATCAGCCAATCAGTTTTGGAAAACTATCGATTTGAGTGATATGCAATTTATACGTTTCAATGGCGGAGAACCGTTGCTGAGTAAAGAGCATGTGAAATTGTTGTATGCTATTGAACATAAAAATCAAGTACACTTAAACTACAATACCAATGGAACTATATTACCAAATGAAGAGTTGTTGAATTTGTGGGGGCAATTTAAGTTAGTGCAACTTGATTTCAGTATCGATGACGTTGGTGAAAGATTTGAATACCAACGGTTCCCTGCAAAGTGGGTTCAGGTAACAGATAATTTGCAATGGTATATTGATAATGCGCCGCATAATTGTATGTTTGCAATCAACACATCGGTTGGGATTTTAAATCATGCCAACCTGGACACATTGCTAACATGGCTGCAACATAATTTCCATACCACAAGATTTACAGACCCAATAGAGCATAGACAACAACTAACTCATGGTGTGTTTGCATTAAAAGATGCAGACAAAAGAAAATCCAAAATAATTGCTACCCTGGATTCTATTGATCAACGTCGTGGCACAAATTGGCGTGCCACATTTCCGGAACTGTTTAAGCAGCCACACCCTTGATAACAACAAAGTTCAACACAATGGCTTCGCCTAGGGAGCCTGAACTCATGTTGCCTATTGAGATTCTACAACTGCCGGCTGCAACTGCATCGCACTGAACATTGTATGCACCAGCGGTTGCTCCAGACCCGATACAAATCATTACAACATCTGTGGCAGTAATCACACTATTGGTCAATGTAAAACTGACTTCTGCGGCAGCATTCAAACTGGCGTTGTTCATGGTAATTTGACCGCAGCGTTTATTGAGTGTGACACCAGTTGCTTTACTAGTTATCTGGGTAACAGCACCGCCTGTGCCTGTTGAATAACCAACAGCAGATTCGGTGCTACCCAGCAGTGGTCGATTTAGATCATAGATAGTAATAGTGGTACCACCATCCACAGTTGAAAATGCAAATTGATATGTACCTGTGGCTGCAAAAGTAATCACATTTGATGCATAACCTTGAAGGCCAGTGGTACCTAAACTCACCGCGGCAGGTAGGGTTAATGTGTATGCAGTACTGGTGATATTTACAGCAATTTGTATGATGCCTTGACCTCCACTGACAGGAAAGTTATTGAAATTCAAACTGATTGATCCTGTAGTCGAAATGTATTGGTATTGACCGGCGCTGTAGTCAATGGCTATGGACCCAGAAGTTGCGGCATTTTGCAAAAAAGTATAACTGACATCTTGTAATTTAACAGCATATATTAAGTTATCCGCCATGTTGTTGTTTAAAGTGGTACCTGCTAGAGCAGCTTTGAAAATACCATTGTTTTGTAAGTCGGTGATTTCAGTTTCGGCATAACTAAAATTGGTTTTGATATTGGTAAAGTTGTCTCTGAACCCCTGTGTGTTGTTGGGTTGTCCAGCCACTGGATAGGTGCCGTCTACGTTGTTTGGGTTGATTTGACTTGTCATAGGTATTCCTGTATAGTAGATATTTATTTGAACTTGATATACACTAAATAATCCAAAGGCCCAGATCGAATGCAGAAAAAGACCCGTAGTTTACTAGAAGAACTAGACTCGTTGTATGTAGAGCGTGATCGTCGCCTGATAATTGAAACTCGGGCTGACAGTATTATATCCAGTGCCATACGCCTGATAGAACAAATCGAAGCAGAGTTTGGCGCAGAACAAGCTGACAATCTCACACGTAAACTGCTCAATGCAATACGTACCAAAGATGCTGGAAAGTTCTCGCGATCAGTTAGGAGAACACATGCAGATTAATGAAATAACTAGACGCAGATTAAACGAAGTGGGATTTGCTGCAGGACTGGCCACTGGCTTGCAAGGAGCCCTGAGCAAGGTGGGTGTTCAAGGCCCTGCCCTTGAGCCCAGCAAGTTTACAGGTCCGGGCGTAGACGACATACAAGCCAACGCCCTGGCAGTGAAACAGGCTCAATCACTAAAGCCATTGATGCAAAAGTCCTGGGGACAAATTGTGCAAAAAATAATGAGCACAAGCAAAGACTCTGCAGGAGTTCCAATAACAAATCTAAATCAATTAGAACCTGCAGAAATGGACAATTTAGAAGCACAACTGATTGGGTTGATCAATAAAAATATTGGATCACGCGGATCTTATACTCAATTGCCAAACATGACAAATGATGAGCAGGCCAAAAACGGCGCCACAGAAATTGTCATGATAATTAACACCGCAAAAGATGCAATATTAAAGGCCGCCAAAGAAGGAACAGATGCTGGTCCAGCCTGGAACAATTTAATGACCGCGGTGGCACAAGCAATGACGTTTCAGGCCTTTGACACAGGTGGAGGAGGCGACATAGATTTAAGGGTCAAACGAGGATCAATACCAACTACATTTGAAATCAACCTGGGTAATGGTACGTATGTGGACTTTGATAAAACTAATCCCAGACATGCAGAAGTGGCAAAGATGCTAAGCCCAGGGACGACGTAATCAATATGAACTTATTAGAAGGTGGCAACGTTTTCAAAGATGCACAAGGTCGGCCACTAACACAACGCATCAAACAAGCAGATATCGCCAGCACAGTGTCTTGGCTGGAAACCATCACAGGGCTTGACTTATCACATGATCGGGATGAGAACGGTATCCCTGTTAAATGGTTGGGCTCAACAGGCAAGAAACCTGATTCAGGTGACCTAGACCTTGCTGTGGATTCTAACGAAATAACCAAGGCTGAACTCAAGGGCCAACTAGATGCCTGGGCCACAAAGAACAAACAAGATCCCCGAGACTGGTGCAGACTCACAGGTGAAGCAGTACACTTTAAAACACCCATACAAGGCGACCCCAAGCGTGGCTATGTACAGACAGACTTTATGTTCATGCCCAATTTGGAATGGGGTACATTCTGGCTGGGCGGCGGCACAGGATCAGCCTACAAAGGCGTGTTTCGTAATGTGTTGATGTCAAGCATTGCCAAAGCACTGGGACTCAAGGCCTCAGCCAAGGGCATCATCAGTAGACAAACAGATCGGATGATCACAATGGATCCAGATCAAGCCGCTGGTATATTGCTGGCTCCACAATACAAACGTAACCAATTAATGACTGTGGAAAGCATTTACAAAGCACTAGCAATGGATCCTGACCGTGATGCCAAACTAGCAGACTTCCGTGAGTACATCTCACGTGAAGGTGTAAAAGAACCTGAAATGGGCATGGCAGAAAGTGATGTTAACTTCCTAGCACGACTACGTGACCGTATTGTAAACCGTGGCTATGTTGCTCTAGTAGAAGCAGAACAAGCTGGAGTTGGCGGCAGAGCCAAAGGTATTGAACACCTGGAAGATCTAGTGTTCCGTCGTGGCACACAAGGCATTCGAGACGCACTGGAAATTGTTAACCATGCTACTCAACAACCTCGAACTGTCACAGCCAAATGGGACGGCAAGCCTGCTGTGATATTTGGACGTAAACCTGCCACAGGCGAGTTTGTGCTGACAGATGGTTCAGGCTTCGAAGCCAAAGGCTATGATGGACTTGCTACCAGTCCACGCATGATGGCAGACATACAGAATCGACGCTCAGGCGACAGAACTGAACTTATCAATTTGTACGCAGAGCTGTTTCCTGTGCTGGAAGCTGCACTACCGCCCAACTTCCGTGGCTATGTCAAAGGCGACTTGTTGTACATGTCAACACCGCCTGTGGAAGCAGGCAACTATGTGTTTAGACCCAACACAGTGGAATACCGAATTCCAGTCAAGAGTACCCTGGGACAACGTATTGGCAACTCCAACATTGGCATTGCCATTCACTCAATGTATGCAGATGCAGGCGATGCACGTCAGCCCTTGAGTGGAGTAAAGTTCAATGAAGTTCCGGGCTTGATGCTAGAGCGGCCAGCAAGTCCTCGAGCACTGGAAACTGAAACCACGGCTGAAAAGCAACTCAAACAACTAATTAAATCTCAAGGTAAAGCGATTGACACGCTGTTTAATCCCACAGAATTACGAGCACACAAGATCACAGACCTAGCAAAACTTTGTGTGGACTTTATCAATACCAAAGTGGGCGCTCCGCTCAACGGTGCCACACTATTGCCTGAGTTTGGTGAGTGGTTGCAGACAAAAGTAACACCACAAAAGTTCCGTAACATTGTGGAATACTTGAACAGCCCTACATCTAATACCCCTGCTCTTGCCGCGGCATTTAACGCATTTAACTTGTTACACGATGTCAAAATGCACCTGTTACGTCAGGCAGATACGGAACATCCGGGGCAAGAAGGCTGGGTCATGGCCACCCCTGTAGGCTATGCAAAGGCGGTAAATAGATTTGATCCCAATGCATTTGCGGCTCAAAATAGACAGAGAAACAATCCGCAACAGGCGTGATTTTTCCAAACTGGCTAAATAAAAGCAGGTCCATAGAGACCACTAACTTAAAGGAAATTTATCATGGCAGTATTTACAAAAGTAAACGGAACCACACAACCAGTATTTGCACTGGACGTAGCAAACGGTTCCATCGCAGGAACAGCTAACGTAGCAGCTCAAGGTCCAGTTCAGATCCAAGGTCCAAAACTTGACTTCTTTACTTTGACAGCTAACGCCGCGTTGACCAACGCTGGTAACGTTAACGGTTACTTGAACAACGTTTTGACAGCAGTTCAACAACTTGGTACAATCGCAATTTACCAAGCTGGTGCAGGTGCAGGTGTAATCAACATCGCTATCTATCCAAGCGGTGCTTACACTACAACAACATTGGTTGCAGCAGCTCAAACAGCCAACGCAACTGGTGGCTTGAACATTGGTATCCCAACTGCCAACGTTGCCGCATCAGCTACATTCACTAACCTGTAATCAGTTTAGTAAACCCAACCCTGGACGTAAAAACTCCAGGGTTTCTTTTTGGCATTAAATACTCATAGAATGAAGATCATGTGCCGTACCCTTTTTGATTGCAGTCTTACTGGTGTAACCGGACACTACAGATCAAGCGAAATTCCTTTTGTGGATCGTGCTGGACAGACTGTGCGCAATCAGCAAGACTGGAATCATTCGCGCAATCAACAACGTAATTGGGAAACACTCTTGCAAATTATAAGTTTGCGAACACAGCCCATTGACCTCACTGTGCCTGAAAAGAAAAACGCAGTATGGGAGTTTGAGTTTGACTCTGAATCAGAGGGTGTGTTTGCAATGCATGGCAATGCAGATCCCTTGGCTGGACTCAAACAAGATTGTGAAGGAGTTCCTATGATGTTGAATTTAACCGAACAACCCAGCCTGGCACCTACCATTGCCACATCAGGACATAATCAAAACATTTGGTTCTCTACGGTAAATAATGCATTGGAGTAACCATGGTCGACACAACTGATATTGAAAAGAAAAGTCTCGAAGCCCACGTTGAATTATGTGCTCAACGTTATACTGCTTTAGAGCAACGTATCGACGATGTCAAGCAAGACACCGCAGAGCTAAAAACCACCATTCAAGAAGTACATCGACTGGTACATAAAATGAGTGACAGTCGCAATTCGCAATTGATTGGTTGGGGTGTGGGAATCATTGGATTCTTAACAGCCGTCATAGGATATTTGGTCACTCACTACGTATTAAAATGACCCAAGAACAAAAATTAGATGCCTGGGCCGAACGCGAGCTTAAACGCAATATCGATTCTATCATTCTGGATGATGGTACTGGTTCTCTTGTGGTTTTTGGAAAATATCGTATACAACCGCAGGGCACTAGATTCCAAGTCAGTACCTGGGACAAAGCTATTCATTCGTTTAGCACAAAAAAAACAGCTATGAGTTGGTGTACAACAGATCATCAACAGCAGTACAATCTATCTAATCAGATACTGGTGCTGGATCGTAAAAAACAAGCACTAGCGGCAGATATATACTGCCGACAAGCCATTGGCGAGCGCGGGCGAACAGAATCATTTTATGAAATCATAAACATGAAACTGCAACCCAAGATAGACCAGTACAACTCAGTCACAGCCGAATTAGAGAAATGTGTAAATCAGGCTAAATATATGCAAATTAAGGGATTCAATAATGAAACTGCAAGAACTATCGGCTCCAACGCCAAGTAAGCAAATAGCCAAAGTATTCGAAAGTTACTTTGGTAACCGCATTAGCTTTGATCAACTAACACATGGTCAAACTCGAGCGATGTTGGGCAAAGTACGTGGTATCTTAGGCGAGCACCGCAAGACTTCTGCACGTCACAGCAGTGAGCAAGA